TCGCAGTACTGGCCGATGACATACAGCGCCCATTTGTCCACATCCGCCGCACCAAGACGTTTCCCCATGCCGTAGCGTGGATGGGTCAGCATATCCCACAGACACCAGGCCATGTTATTGCTGTATGCTGGCTTAAACGTTCCGTCCCAGATACCGCTGTATTGCCGAGTCTGCGGGTTATAGTTCGACGGCACCTGCAGAATACGCCCGCGCAGATGATAATTACGGCTCACCTGCTGGCTGCCGAACTGCTCCGAATCCACCTGTACGCCGACCAGTGCCGTGTTCGGGTAGCACTGTTTCACATCGATGATTTCGGTGTATGACGACCAGAGCGTTTTGTTCTGCAGCTGGTCTGTGGTGCTGTCCGGCGTCATCCTGCGCATCCGGATATTGAACGGGCGCGGCGGCAGGTCACCCACCACCACCGAGGCCAGATACTGCGACGTGGTTTTGCCCTTAATGGTGATGTCTTTTTCCGTCACCCAGCCACCGTTACGCTGTATCTGAACCAGCAGGCGGACTTCCGATGGATTCCTGTCCCCCTTTGAAGTGGTTTCCACCAGTGCCTGCACACCGAAGGTAAAGCGCAGACGGTCGATGTTTGCCGACGTAATGGTCCGGGTAATCGGCGTGTCGTACTTCACCTCCGTACCCAGCACCGTCTCGGAGTCGGAGGATTCAAATCCCTCCGGCGGTGTCTGCTCCTGCTCACCAGCCCGGAACACCACCGTGACACCGGAGATATTGGTATTCCCCTCACTGTCCAGCACTGGCGTACTGTTCAGCAGCACACTTTTTAATCCCTCCACCGGACCTTCAATCGGCCCTTCACTGATGGCGTCTATCACGCTCAGCAGCGGGGATGATTTCAGGTTGTCCTTCGCTTCGCGCGGGGTATGCCCCTTACTGCTGCCTTTACCCATTCCTCTCGCTCCAGAAACGACAAAACCGCCCGCAGGCGGTTTCACATAAAACATTTTGCATCAGCGACCAATCACCACAACCTGACCACCATCCCCTTCGTCTGCCGTGCTGATTTCCTGCGAAATTACCCGTGACCCCACACGCATTTCACCGTACAGAACAGGCAGAACATTGCCCTGGGCAACCATGTTATCCAGTGATGAGAAATACGTGTTCTGCTTACCGTTATCCGTGCTGGTCGTTGTTGCGGTACTCGCTTTCGGTGCCAGCATCTGTGCAACACCGCCAAGCGTCATCGCTGCACCCATTGAAAAGAGAATGTCACTGAAAGCGATACTGATCCCCGGCATCCAGATTGCCGTAGCAATCAACGCCGCACCCAGCACCGCCTGAAACACACCGCCACTTTTTGCTCCCGCAAGACGCGGCACGATGTGGATCACGGCACCATTTGCCAGCGGCTCATTAAGACGGGATGATAATTCGGTTTCGCCTGCATCACGCCCGGCAATCCGTACCTGATACCAGCCGTCGCTCAGTTTCTGACGAAACGCCGGGAGCTGTGTGGCCAGTGCGCGGATGGCTTCAGCCCCCGTTTTCACACGAAGGTCGATGCGGCGGCCAAATCGTTGTAAATCCCCGTAAAGGCAGATGCGTGCCATGCCCGGTGACGCCAGAGGGAGTGTGTGCGTCGCTGCCATTTGTCGGTATACCTCTCTCGTTTGCTCAGTTGTTCAGGAATATGGTGCAGCAGCTCGCCGTCGCCGCAGTAAATAGCGGCATGATTCGGCACCGATGAACCAAAACAGCACAGCAGCACATCGCCCGGCTGCGCCGCTGACAACGGCACCTGATACAGCCCCGTTGCCTCCAGATTATCCAGATAGAGATTCTGACCGTGACGCCACCAGTCATCCCCGCGATGAAAATCCGGCATCTCAATCCCCGCCAGATGGTAAGCATCCCGGAACAGTGTGTAACAGTCCGTCACCCCGTGCTCAAAGCGCCGCCCGGTGAGATGCGGCACACAGCGGAATTTATGAATCTCACCCCGGCAGACCAGCCACCACGGCAAATCACTCTGCACCTGCAGCCGCCGGTCAGCCTCACTCAGCCAGGGCAGGCCACCGGGGTGGCTGTGGACCAGCGCCACAATCTCACCCTGCATTTTGGCCTGCAGCCAGTCCTCCGGAGCCATCCGGAAATAATCCTCCGGCTCACCGGAGATATTCACGCAGGGAAAATATCTTTCCCCCTCCGGCGTTCTCACCACGAAGCCGCACGACTCCGCTGGCGCACATCGCCGGGCGTGCGCCAATATATTGCTATAGAGCATGAGAACTCCTGATAAAAAACCCAGCCGAAGCTGGGTCATTTCGTTGGCAATCTGTTAGTAGTGATGCAGTGAAGGAGGTAATTCTTTGTTCTTAAGTCTTAGCCATGCAGAAAGATTCGTTGGTCCGTCTGGCTCATTAATATCAATATCTCGCGTGTGATTGATTAAAACGTCTCTCGCCATTCCAATAACATACGAGAACTCATGACCGTAGTCGTAGCATCTGCAGGAATAGTTCGATTGAATTTGCTTTAGCGCCGGATACAGTTCGCGGAATAATGCCTGTGAGCGGTTAGCATAATCCCATAACCATACAAGGCTGTTTGCTTCTTTTGCAGAAAGCTCGTTGGTTTTCTTCTCTTGTTTGCCAATGAACTCACCTTCAAGCGGAACGCGAGCAGCAAGTGACAGTGCTTCGGTAAACTGCTCCTCACTAATTTCTTTGTACGAACATCCAAAATGGGATTTCAGTGACGACCACATGGTGATCATCGCCTTCGCCTGTTTTTCTTTTGGCAGAGACTGACCGCGACTCATGACAAGTTGTTTAATGGCTTCCTGCTGTTCAGTGGTGATTTTCCCCAGCAATGCCTTTTTAGCTTTGCGCGGGTTAATCACATGGCCTTTAGTCCAGTACTCGTAGAGCACATCGTCACACTCTTCCTGATACTGGATTACCTTCTCGCGGATTTCAGGGCGGACTTTGTTAGGACTGATGGTTTGGAGCCAACCATTCAGTTTACGCAAAGCAAGGCAAATCATGGTCTGCATACCGCCAACTGAAGGTATTGCGATTTCCACAATACCTTTAGCAAATCTTTGTTTTAACTTTGTAAACTGTGAAGCCCAATCCATACCCATTCCCTCAACGATAGGTTTCATTGGGGTGTACGGTTCGCCGTTGTGATTGACGACATAAAGCTCTGCGCCGTGGAATGGCACGTTGATAGTAGATACCGCTGTTGCTATACTCATTTCGTTAGTTCCTTGGAAGTTACTGACATAGAAGCCCGATTTGTGTTCGCGCACTGTCGGGCTTCGCTATTTTTATGTCCTAGCATTCTTCTCTCCAATCAGTCCGTACACTTTTCTCAATTGATAAATAAGTTCCGTGTTGAACTGTCGACACTCTTTTTCTCCATTTCTTTCAATCGCCTTCCTTACATCCTCTGGGAAACGAACCTTGCGTTGATACATGTCTTTTGCTTTTTCCATCTCCACTCCTTAAATAGCCTCACTGTGGGGCAATCAAAATTGTCACACCGTGCGTCATTGAAGTCAACCCCACCGTGGGGCATAATTTACTTATTGTGAATTTTTCCTGTTTGGACTAATGGTATGAGTAGAGAAGACCCTCAACTTCGGATTAGGCTTCCTGTTGAATTAAAAAAAATAATTGAAGCGTCATCAAAACAAAATAATCGTTCTATGAATGCTGAGATTGTCACTCTGCTTGAGTTGGCGATTCGTGTTTGTCGTGATTTTGGGCCGGAGGATGGTCCTATCGTTCAGCAGTTTAAAGAACAACTAGATGCGATAAACAGAAAATATGATAAAAGCGAGCATGAAAAACTTATACCTCAACTTTTAGAAATCATAGAAAAACAGAAAAAACAAGTAGATAAACTTATTAGCATGGTTGAAAGATCAATTCCTCTTTCAGAGGAATATAAGCAGAAATATCTTGGTGATGACAACAAAAAACCCACCTGATGGTGGGCATAATCCATTACTGCGAAAGTTTGTTAATGGAAAGGAAGCCGCCAAAGTTGCCGACGTTATTGCGAAACTTACAGCCACTCAGGCATTTGCTGCATTTATCCTTCGTGATATCGGACGTCGGCTGGTCATATTCATCCGCGACAGCCGGACCGTTATAACCGCACTCATCACCGCGATAGGTCCAGGTGCAGGTGTTGGCCAGCATGATACGCCCCGGAAAAACAGCGCCATCCGTTTCCGTCGGCGTGGCCAGTACAAAGGAGGCACTCACCGCGCTCAGTTCACTGCACTGCTCGATGCGCCAGCGGCTGATCACCTCCTGCTCCGGATCGGCGTCACTGTTTCCGTTGACGAAGTTCACCGCATCCAGAAAACGGGCGTAAACCTTACGCCTGACCACCGTTCCGCCGACCAGACTCTGCATATCTTCCACCATACCGGTGACCATGCCGTACAGGTTAGAGACTGCCAGCGTGGGCCGCGTACTGGTGCCTTTGCCATTCAGTTCAAAACCGCTCCCCTGAATGGGATACGCCTGATACTGCCTCCCCTGCCAGGTGATCGGCTCACCTTTTTCGTTCTGCTCATTACAGAAAAAATAACGTTCTCCACCGACCTCTGTCAGGTCGATTTCCCAGAGCACCACGCTGGCCGACTGCTCCGCACGGGTGCATTCATTCAGTGTTTCCTGCCGGATATCCTGCATCAGTTCACCACCTGTTCAAACTCTGCGCTGAACTCAACACGCAGCATACTGACCCGCGACGACCATTTTGCGCAGGTCACCTTTATCTGCCGCCACTCATAAGGCGGCGTCCACAGAAAGGCTTTCCAGCCCCCGTGCTCTTCCAGAAACGACTCCAGTACCGTGGCCTCCTCACGGGGGACAGAAAGCGTCACGCTGTACGTTTTCAGGTTGGCATTCAGCCCGGCAGGCGCTCGCTGGGAATAGCCATCACCAAAGCGCACCTTTCTTACAGAAGGGGCCGAAGCCACATCCATACCGGGTTTCACTTTCCAGCGGAAGGTTTTCATCGTCCACCTCCGGAGAACAGGCCACCATCACGCATCTGTGTCTGAATTTCATCACGGGCACCCTTGCGGGCCATGTCATACACTGCCTTCATCATCTGTGGACCTGGCAGACCATTCGTACCGTCGTTCTGAATCACCACGTGATTGTTCTGATTAAAATTAATGCCTTCAGCCCGCCGCATCTGCGCCGGACTTCCGGCACCGCCCACATAACCACCTTCCGCATAGCCCCGCATCAGGCGGTACAGGTTGCCGACACCAATCCGGCTGGTTGCCTCCTTCGTGAAGACAAATTCACCACGGTGAACAATCCCCGCTGGCTCATATTTGCCGCCGGTTCCCGTAAATCCCCCGGTCGCGAAATGGAAGTTCGCCGCCGCAGCCTGAATGGCCGTCCCCGTGGAGGCAGACGCACCACCACCGAAAGCACCGCCAATGGCGCTGCCGATACTCCCGACTATCCCCACCATCGCCTGCTTCAGAAAAATCTCTGTCAGCATGGAGAGCACAGAACGGGTGAAACCACGCCAGTTCTGTTCGCTGCCGGTCAGCATCGCTGCCATATTCTGTGCAATACCGTCAAAGGTCTGCGTGGCCGCGCTTTTAACCTGCGAAAAACTGTCCGTCGCACTTTCCGCCCACTCGCCCCAGCCGGACTTCAGCCCGGCCATCCAGCTTCCACGAAGCTGCTCCTCCGCAGACCAGGTGTTCTTCAGTGCAGATGTGGCCTTCGCCAGCGCAGCCGGATTATCACCGTACACGTCACGAAGGCGCTGCTCTTCCGACTCCCGCTGCGCCTGACGGTCGGTGAGGCCGCGGGCTTTTGCGCTGATGGCTGCCTGCTTCGCGCTCTGCTGCTGTTCAAACCGCGCCGCCTGCTGTGCCAGCTCATTCAGCCGTTTCTGGTGTTCAACCTTGTCGCCAAGCTCAGCCAGCTGGCGTTTGTACTCCAGCGTCTCTTTCTCATGGGTCAGCAGGGATTTTTCCTGCTCAGATAACTG